CTAACTGCTTGATTTATCTTTATTTATGGTGGGTCGCATGCGATTCGAACGCATGACCATCGCATTAAAAGGGTCTTGTTATGGGCTTAAACAGGCTGCAAACGGCTAAAACCAAGCATCAATGAAAACTAAACAGCCTAAAAACGCCTTAAACAGCTCACAAAGTGGAAAGAAAGTGGAAAGATTTACTCGGGGTAGAAGGTCTCGTTTGTTATTGCTTCCAGTGTCCACGGGCATGCATTAGGGAAAACATTTCGGCTTATTTTTGTTTCTCTTGATGCTTGAATTGTTGCGTATTGATATGCTTTTTCTAAAATATCGTTTAGCTTAGGTTTTAATCCTGGGTTTTCCTCTAGCGTTTCGTTGTACTTCAACCGCTGTTCAATAATAGTGAGCTCCCAGCTTCTGCCACGTCTTACCTCTTGGTATTGCCATTTCAACAAATGCACTAACAGAACAGTTAATCGGCTTTCGAGTTCACGCTTTTCACTTCGTCCCATGGTTTCGATTTCCTCGATAAGGTTAGGTATGTCTAAATTATTAAACTGACCGCTTCGCAACATTTCGGCTTGTTCTTGTGTCCAGCTGTAAAAATCTTTGTCGTAATTAATCATTGTTGTGTCCCTAATAGGCGGAAAGAATCAATGCTTATTCCAGCGATAAAACCAGACGTTTACCAAGCGCTCTTGCTGCCTTATCTAATTGCTTAAGGCTTGGCCAATGGTGAGGGTTTTCTAAACGTTGTGCGGCTGGCCATGATGTATTCATTGAACTAGCAACATCTGATAATGGTCTACTTCCTCGGGCATTCCTTAACAACAAAGCTGATTGAACCTCTGGGCTGGGTACTGCTAAAAATCCATCTTCCGGACAGTCTGATGCTGTCGGTACTTCTTGGTTCTTTTCCATCCTGTACGCAAGCATAGCGCTTAAAACCTCACTGGCATTATAGGCCGCTTCTTCTAGTGTCTCGCCTTGGGTGAACGCTTCCTCTAGGTCTATAAACTGCACAAAATACAACCCGTCTTCATCCTGCTCGGCTGTGTAAGCGAATTCAGTTTTCATCTTAGTTTTACACCTGTTTGTTTTTCGATAGCTTTCAATAAACCAATGCCAATATCCTTGCTTCCGTGTACTGGAATCGGAACACCTCGCGGCATACCGTCCTTCTCCATAATATGATGGCTCCCTTCAACTCTGGATAGGTTCCAACCTTCTTTCTTTAAAGCTGCAATGATTTGTTTACCGTTCATGGGTCTATTATATCAAAATTGATATACATCAAGTTAATTATTTGCTTTTCGCATCCTTTCTTTTGCTTCTCTTTGTGTCTTTTCCACGTTTCTTTGTGCGGTTTTTCCGTAATCTACCATTATCTTTTGCATTGGATTTACTAGGACAGTTTCAAAGACGCTTGTCTGATTGGTGTTTTGTGCGCTGAAGTTACTTTGAACTTGCTGTGCTTGCGCTGTATTTTCTGTTTTTTTGTTACTGACTGAATAACTCATCCACATAAATAACAAAATTCCTGCTATCCCAATTAGTACGGCGTTCTTTTGCCTGTTTATCTGCTTCTCTTCGGGTTCGGGTTTTTTGTATCGTAGCTCTTTTAATCTCTCCTTCTTTAGACGTTTTCTTCTTGATCCTAATGCGTCTAAAACCTTAATGACAATTACAAAAATTATAATCCAGTCCCACAATTGATATATGTTTTGCACTTTGGCCTCCTTTGGCCTTTGTACTTTTATATAAAAAAATCCTTCCTAGTTCCCGCTCCACCTGTCTAAGACCTTCCGCGCGGTTATGTACCCGTTTGCAGTTTTTGCCGGGTTTCTTCTAATTCCGGGCTGATCTGTCCTGTTTCTGGGTGGGTCTCTCCGAATACTAGCCAATATTTGAATTCTGGCCATATTTTCGTTATTGCTTCTATGTGATCTTCGTTCGGCTTTTGTTTTCCTGTTTCAACCGCTCGCCATGTGTATTCAGGGATATTTGTTAATTTCTCTATATCCCTACGGCTTAAGTTTTTGATATTCCTTAATTTTTCTATCCTTTCGCCTATCATTTGATAAATATTCTCCGATAATTATTGACTGGATAAATATAATCTGATAATATTTATCACACTAACCAACCAGCTCAAACCAGCTTTAAAAGCTAAAGGGGTAAACATGGACCAACAACAAAAAGAAGTCAACCCAGTCGGGCCGACTATCGAAGTCAAATACATAGACCTGCCGCAAGTGCCTGTAATGCACCCTGACAAATTCGCGGAATTGATTGGTTTATCTGCGGGGGTAGTGGGTGGCTGGATTGATCTGGGTTACGTACCAACCGTCAAAATCGGTAAATACCGACTGATTAACATTGCGTCTTTAACCAATTCAGCCATGGCGTTGCAATCATGAAACTAGCCATTTTCACACCAACGAATCATAAAAGAGGAACCCGAGTTTATACCCGCGTTCTTAAATCATCCGAATTCAAACAAACTGAACTATTTCAACCGGAAATATTCACTAAAACACCTTATATAGATTCAAAAAACTTTAAACAATTAATAATTGGTCAATGTCAATTTACCAACGACTTTGTTATTCAGTTATTAAAAGATGATTCTAGATTTGAATCAGTAAAACAGTTAATCAATAAGGCAATATCACAAAGACTAAATAGTCACGTTAAATATTTGGACGAAACCGAATATCTTTACTTTGGCTTATATCCGCAACCTGTTTATCAATCAAAAAACTACCCGTTCATTTATAAATTAGCCCTTATGTATCAAAACCTTATTAATTTAGATACAGAAACCAAGAAACAACAAATAACCGATATTAATAACTATTTAAACTCACAAAAGGGCTAAAAAAATGACCTCAGAACAATTCAACCTACCGCCTCGAGTCTCCGGCGGTGACCCGGCTGTAAAAGATGAGCGCATATATCGCACCTGCTTAAACACTCGCGATTACCTGCGATTAGAAATAGAAGCCATGGAAAGGGGCTTAAAACCCTTCGGATTAACTAAATCCGTCATGACCCTTTACATAAACAAACAACTGGTTTTCGTTCGTGACCTGCCGCCACAAATACAAACGGCAATCATCGACTATCAAAAATCCGTCTCTAAACCTGTTTCGATTTAGAAAAAACGATTATGTCAGCCATCGCTTTTAAAAGAGAAAAAATTGATTCTGCCTGCCGGATTAGCCTAGCCAGTCGGAGCCGTCGTATGGGGTGTGTCGTTATGGTCGCCGGGCTTGGGTGGTGTCAACACAGGCTGTATCGTGTTGACACCACCCAAACCGGTGAAACCATAGACACAAACCATAGATGGCACCGTCTGGCGGGAACTAGCCGGTTGGTGAGTTGGTGGGGCTATCAAAACAAAGCGCGCAGCACATTGTCCTTGCTCTTGATGTTGACGTTGATCTTGCGAAAGGGATTGCAGAGGAAATTAGCCATTTTGACTGAGTTAGAAGCCGTTATTAATAAATCTATGGAGCCCTGCGTAATAGCATTTATTAATTACGGATTCTTACCAGACAAAAAGGTTAATTGGAACGTAAAGCCCGTCCCTTTAGGGTTCGCTTAATGATACGAGAAACAAGAGTCTGTGCAGAATGCAAAACCCAACAAATCTTTGAGATGCGTAATTCAACAGATAACAAATTAGTAATAACCCGTTTCATTTGCAAATGTAAATGTCACGTTCAAATAACCCTTAATAACAAATAAAAATATTTTTAATAATGATTTCCACTTTAGGAGATATTTTTCCGTATTTTCCTTATGAAGAAATTATTTATTTATTTCGCATTGTTATTCAACACCCTATTTATTTAACTTTTTTTTTTGTTTAATTCACTTAATTTATTTTTTAAGGCTCAAATAACATGTCCGACCTACACGATAATGACCTTGACGACCCTGATTTATAAGAAAACGAAGAAGAACAATTTACTTGTCCTATTTGTGGTGGGTCCGGTCAACTTGGAAACAACGAATATACCATTCGTTATTGCACCGGCTGTGATGGCACTGGTTACACAACTCAAGCTGAAATTGATCAACTTCCATTCTAAAAGAATCAAATAAAGGATAAGCCACCATGTCAGACCTAGGCATTACCGATTTAAACGATTCTGGTTTTGAAGAATACGAAGTAAACAAAAGAGTAAGAATATTGAGAGACAGCCTAGGAATGGGAAGGGCCGCGTTCGCAGATATAACAGGCTTAGAAAAAAGAACTATTGAAAACATCGAACATGAAAGACAAAAAGTCTATGCATGGCACATACAAAAAATAGGAAATATTTTCCCGAACTACTCCACATGGCTTGCATACGGAAAAACATTGATAGGAAACCAACCAACTACCCCCGTTAGACCCTACGGGCTTCAAAAGGGTCAAAACAACCGCTTTAACCATTAAATTTAACCAAGGAAAAACACAATGTCAGAACAAAACAACAGCTTCCAATCAGACATGCAAACCGTCGTCACTGGAAAAGTCGAAAGCTTGACACGATATGAAATAGACGGCGACAACAAAGGCGGCTCAATCTGGGTTTCCAAACCAAACACAGGAAAAAATGCCAACAACCTAGGTAACGAACTAATCAAAATCAAAATGCCCTTTGAAATGTTCGATCAGCAACGCCTAAAAGTTGAAGCCGGTGAAATCAAATTCCCTTGCTACATGGAAATACTTGCTGAAATTACCATGGGCGGCCAAAACAAAGCCGTCCTTTCAGCCCTATCAATACGCTACCTGGCTGACTCCCTAGAGCAAAGAATCGAACCTAAAGGCGTACAGCATTTAGACCCAACAACTAAACCATCTGCACCTAAGGCTTAATCATGACTTATCTATGTTTTTACCCCCCTACATCAGCCACTCAATTCGAACCCGTTGTAGGTATTTATGTTCAGACGGTACAGCAATGTAAAGACATAGACCCAGACGTATATATAGCGGAACTAGCGTCAAACATGACGCAACCTTCCTTAAATGACATCTTCGCCATCCCTCTAGCCGAGGACATGGCGCAAATGTGGGCATTAGGGTTTGGCCTCCCGATGACCTGTTACTTAGTGGCCTGGGGCTGTCGTTCCATCATTAACATGTTAGGAAATGACAAGCCCTATTAACCTTCACTTAATCAAAGGAAAAACAAAATGAACACTTTACAAAAACTATTAGTAACTGGCGTATTAACTGCGGGTATTTCATCTGCTTTCGCGGTAAGTCAATTTGACCCACTGGTTGCAGCCGTTGATTTGGGCGGTGTGTCTGCCGGTATCCTGGCTGTTGCTGCTGTTTTGATTGCTATCAAAGTCGTAATATTCGGCGCTCGCAAAATCCAAGGCTTCATCCGCTAAACCAGCAAACCAAGAAAGGGGGCTTAGGCTCCCTTTTTTTTCTTAAATCACCAACACAACACAGGTGACTTATGATCTTCACGATGCTTTTCTTTATCTCCGGCATGCTTTGCGCTTACGCTGTTATTAGTGGCTTTAGTCATGCGTAAAATAGTTTCGTTTATCATTATTTATCTATTTTCCTCGCTTGTTTTTGCGGATGGGTATTACCAAACTTCGACCCAGGAAGCTAAAACCGCTTGTGAGAATTCTACACCGCCTAACGGATATGCAAGTGGTTCTCGCTGTACTGTTTACTCTAATTATTCCTTTTCATCGGTTTGTGCTTCTCCCGGTACTGGTTCCTACTATGTGTCGCGAACAAATGTACCGAACACTAAATATGTGCATTGCGATAACGGTGAATTGGCCTGTCCGTCCGGTCAATCTCGCGTATTTCCTGCTGGTACTTGTACCGCTCCGCCTATAACCTGCACCGCTGGCTTGCAAAAAGATATTCTGGTTCCGCGTGGCTCTTATCCTGTTGACGGTACGCCAACCGTTAACCTGGTGCACGATAGTTCCGGCGGTTCATCGGTCGCATTAAACCCAACAAGCGTTTCAACAGGTGGATGTAAATACAATATTCCCGCTAACCCAAACAACTCCTATGGATGCGAGGTAATAACTACGCCAACCAGCTCAGATCTTTATTGCAAAGTACGCGGCACCCAAACTGGCGAATATCTATCCGGTGCTGATACGGCCAAAGAAATACAGCCGCCAAAAACAGCGGCTGATTGCGTTGCTCCGTTAAAATTTGAAGTCGACCATTGCGCTCCGCCATCTGCCCACCTGGGTTGCTACACCTCCCCAACGGGCGACGAAGTATGTCCATCCTCGCCAAAGCTAAATTGCGGGACAATTGGCTCAGACAAAACCGAAGTGTGCGTTACTGATACCGGCTTAACAATGAATGGTGGTCATGCTTACTTGGTCGATGGTCAGCCCGTCGCTGAAAAACAAAACGTCAACGGACAAATACAAAACTGCGTCTTAAATTCTTCCAGCAAAGCTGTTTGCGTTGGTACCGATTCGTCACCGCCTGGAATAAACCTTCCGTCTGTTCCCGCGGGTACTTGTGGCCCAGGTGGCACCGGTATCGTCTGTATAAAACCAGCGGCAACCACAGCAACCCCAAATCCAACGCCGGTACCTATCAACAAAGAAGTCAAAGAATCCACCAAAACCGCCACCGTTACCAATGCAGACGGTTCAAAAACCATTACCCAAACCACTACAAACAACATCGTCAACACCACGTCCACCGTTACCACAACCAACATCAATTCATCCGGCCAAACCACCAGCACCTCAACTGTAAAAGGTGACTCACAAGGGCAGGGTGTAACCGATGGAACCGCGGTTGGTGCTTCCCCTGGTGCTGCGCCGGGTAGCTACTATACAAAAACCGGTAAAACATTCGAGGGCGTCGCTTCAGCTGGAATCGATGGAATAAAAAATTCTCCAATAATGACTTTTGGTAAAGACATATTAAACGTTAGCTTTCCTGCCGCTGAATGTCCTATTTTTACCATTCCATCCGTTTCTATTGGTTCGGGTGCGTCTACACCGGCAATAACCGTCGATATATTTTGTTCCCCGTTGATGGCGCAAGTTTTTCAATTGTTTCAGGGCTTAATAAAAATAGGCGCTGTTTTTATGGCTTTCCGTATCATTCTTGCTGCTTTTTAGGTAACTATCATGCAATCACTTATTAACACTGTTCGTGACTTTTTTACTGGTTTGTACGAGCGTTTAGCTGGTATTTTCACTTCGTTGATGGATTTCTTTACCGAATTACCGGTATTAATATTTGAAAAGGCTATGTCTCTTGTTACTTGGTTTTTTAACTGGGCTTCTGAAACATGTTCTGTTTGTATTGGTGGTGTTACTACTTCCGGTTCTTTGGCGTTTTCTATGCAATCCGGCTTCAACGGTCTGCCGCCTTCGGTTATCTGGTTTTACAATCAATCCGGCTTACATGAAGGCTTTCAGATTTTAACCTGTGCAATTGCTGTTTGGGGTACTTTGAAGGTTGTTAAGTTTGCCATGGCAGTACTATGATAATCTTCCACGAAGGCCTGCCTGGTTCCGGCAAATCCTACGAAGCCGCACTCAACCAAATCATTCCCGCTCTCATGAAGGGCCGTGCTGTCTATGCTTACATTGAAGGTCTTAACCGCCCTAAATTCGCAGAAATTACCGGCCTACCGCTGGAAACAGTTACCAAACTATTAACCCCCATAACAAAAGAGCAGGTGCTGGATGTTCAGAATCATGTGGCTAACGATTCCCTTGTTGTTCTGGATGAGTTACAAGATTTTTTCCCCGCTGGTAAAGCTACTTTATCGCCTGGTATCACGGAATTTGTAACCCAGCACCGCCACCGCGGTATTGACATTGTCTGCATGGGGCAGGACCATCGCGATTGCCATATGTTGTGGAAACGTCGTATAGACACCCTGATTAAATTCCTTAAGCGGGACGCTATCGGCTTTCCGAACTCTTACCTTTGGACCACCTACAAACAAACCAATGGCGGCTTCACCAAACTTCGATCAGGGGGCGGCACTTACGACAAAAAGTATTTCGGCCTTTATGCCTCACATTCCGATGGTGTTTCTTCAATAGATGCTCATTCAGATGACCGTTCAAACGTTCTGAAATCTTCATTGTTTAAATACGCCATACCTTCCTTGGGTGTTATCTCAGTGATAAGTATTTGGTATCTTTGGGGCTTCTTTCATCCTGAAGAAAAACCCAAAAATGAAACCGTTACCTTTACAACCAAAGCAATCGACCCGCCCAAACCGATAAGTCAGCCGGTTCCGGTTCCGCCCAAAGAAGAAAAAAAACCGGAATACAAAGCCGTTGAATTTGCCAACTTCATTGAAATGTATTTGGAAAAAAACCGGCCGCGATTGTCTGCCTTCGTGCAGGCTTCGGACGGTTCCAAAACCTTGTTGAAAATTGACTTTTATGACGGTGACAAGATCGTTGACACCTTTAATTATAAGCAATTCGTTGAATTCGGCTACACCATCACTAAAAAGGAATTCGGCGTTCTGGTTGAGAAAAACGGCAAACGGTACCCGATTACTATGTGGCCGCGTGAACTACGTAATGAAGAAATTTCCAAAATGTCGCGCGGCTACTCCACTGGTCAACTTGATGGGCAGGTAAACACGCCCAAACAAAGCATGGCTCCCACAGCAGATGAGCGCTTCGGGCAAATGAGCTCTATGGATGGGCCAATGGTGCAAATGGCAGGGCCGGGGCTTTAAGTTGCGGGGCAACGCTTGCTAGTTTAAAGAAAACCGTAAGTGGACGAGCTTAAATCGTTTGATGTAGTGAGGAATTGTTTGCTCTGTGCGTCTAATTTTAGGGCGCAATTTACGACGCCTCTTAGTCCCTGGTTTGAGCTACCGGCAAGGCTTTTAGCTTTTCAATCGGCAAGGTGCGGCAACAATTAGATAGATGTTCGCCCGGCCGCCCGAACGTAAGCGAAGTATGAGACGGGTGAGGGCGGCCGGGCGATTACAGATAACAAGCGGCGGACGCGCCTTGTCGATTAGAAAACCTTAGCTTTGACGGGCGAAAATAAGGGGCTAAGGGGCTAAGTAAATTCGTCATAAAATTAAAGCTCAAGAGCCAATTTTGAATGAAATTAAATGGGTTAATCGAGGAAATTATGGGTTTTCGAATAGTTTTCCATCCCACCGGCAACAAATTAAACCCGCTACCTAACGTCCTTGTATCACGTTAGATAGTCAACTTAAACCAGTATCGTTAGAGCTAACACAGGCTAGTTAAATGCAAACATCACAACGCTATTCACTTGAATCATTAACGTTGAACCAAACAGACGATCAGGGACGTTTATTTACCAATGCTCATGGTATTCAGGATCTAACGCCCGTTAACATTGTGGGTGCTTCGGTTGATACGGTTCGGCAATTATTTTACGGTAAACCCAAAACGACCTTGATTGATAAGCTGGAACAACACGCTAAAGCCGGTGAATCCATTATTTCCTTGTCAGACACTATAGGCTCTCAGAAATGGCACTTTACCCGCATGGGTAAGGTTTCCCGGTATCGCTATAAGCTTCAGAACAATGATGAAGGTATCGTTATTTTGTTTTGCTCATTTTTTGCAAAAATTGAACATCCTGGGCAACACTTAAAAATTGAGCTTTCCCCGCATTTCATCACCCAGCGTTCAGTGCAAAAGATTTGGCAACGTTTACACGGTCAATTGGGGTTGTCTCAGAATTTCCTTGAAGATGCTGAACCTAAAGGCTGTGCTATCCATCTGGCTTGTGATTACCAAGGGTTTAGGCTTCCAGATGATTTCCTTTTTAAGTTCTCAACACGGTCAAGAATCATACGTTCCTATGACGGTATGGGGTCAATTGATCTCTCTGATTTGTCAGAGTCGGTTGCAACTTATGGTTCAAGCAATCAAGCAAAAAATTATTTGATCGGTAAAGCAGCCTCTATGCAGTTCTGTCTATATGACAAAAGCTTCGAAGTCGTTAAATCAGATAAAAAAGACTACTTTCACCGCGAATGGAACGTCTACACACTGGGTGAATTTGACGAAAAACAAACCGTTCGCCGTATAGAAGCCCGTTTTCACCATTCCATCATTCGTGAAATCGGTTTAGGCATGGGCAAGGAATTTGAATCGTTTGAAGAAATAGCGCCTTACCTTACTGACATTTGGCGCTTTGGCTTAGAAAAGAATCGCTTAAACCTGGATGACAGACATGAACATCTTCATCCGTTTTGGCAATTGCTTATGGAAGACGTTGTATTCACCGTTCCGGCTACTGGACTGACAATAGTACGTAAAAAAAAACAAAGCTCGGAACCGATTGCGAAAAATTTGGGGCTCGCTGTCGGAAACATGCTGACTATTTGGGCTCGTCAAGGGTTCACCGTTAAGCAAGTCATGCAGCAACTTAGATTACTGAGCTTTTATCCTCAATTGCTTGATAACTACAAAAGTCGGCGGCTAACTGAAAGCGATTTGAGGGAATACGTCGAAAAATCCCTGTGCTTACGGCGTTTGATTGGTAAAGCGGCTTAGTTTTTAGATCACAATAAAAATCATTAACTTATGATTACAAAAAAGGGTAAAAAGTATCAGTTGGACCTTCGTCCGAACGGTTCTAAGGGCAAACGAATAATCAAACTCTTCAACACCAAATTAGAAGCGGTCCGTTACCAATTCGATCTTGTTTCACGTCTATCTGATTCACAAGCCGTTCAGGCTCCATTGGATGATAGACAGCTTTCCGAATTAATCTTTATTTGGTTTGATCTTCATGGCCGTTCGTTAAAATCCGCTGTTGATACTAAAAACCGGCTTTTAAAACTGGCTGATAAATTAGGAAACCCTAAAGGGCGGTTGTTTAGCTCTGCCGAATTCGCCATTTATAGAAAAAACCGTCTCGAGTCCGGAATCAATGAAGCGACTGTTAATCGAGAGCTATCGACAATTAAGGCATTATTTCGCGAACTTAAAAGACTGGATGTAATCGACTATGAATCTTCATTGTTGACAGTACGTAAACTTAAAGAAAAGAAAACCGAACTTACCTACCTGACCCAAGCACAAATAACACAACTCAGAATACAAGTATCGCTGAGTCAAAATGAGTCCTTGGAATTCGTTGTTCTGATTTGCTTAATTACCGGTGCTAGGTGGTCTGAAGCCGAGGGGTTAACAATCAGGAATTGTTTTAACAATGGCTTTAGCTTTGAAGATACAAAAAACGGGTGTTCTCGATTTGTTCCTGTTTCTGAAGGGCACTTTCTTTACATTCAAAACCGTCTTGAACAGGGTCCATTCAAATCTTGTTACTCTGCCTTCAGGTCGGCTTTCAATCGTTGTGGTTTCCCCGTTTCTCCTGGTCAACTTGCCCACATCTTAAGGCATTCCTTCGCTAGCCATTTCATTATGAACGGTGGCAACATTCGAGCCCTTCAACAGTTGCTTGGCCACTCATCCTTGCAAATGACGATGAGGTATTCTCATCTATCCCCTGCCTATATGAATCAGGTGGTAGAACTTAATCCGCTTTCTGGTCTTAACAATGAAAATATAAAAAGTGGAAAGAAAGTGGAAAGCTTATCTAAAGACACAAAAAAACCAGTTGAGAAAAATCCCTAACTGGTTGATTTATATAGTATTTATGGTGGGTCGCATGCGATTCGAACGCATGACCATCGCATTAAAAG